AAAGAGAGTTTAAAACAACGTAAAGCAGAGGGGAGATACAAACCTACAAAAGCAGAATGGGCAGCAACAATTCGTGAGCACAGGAGATATAAGGAACAACTCAAAAAGAAAGGAGATATAAAATGAAAGATAAGATTCTTACAATGTTCTTCGACATTAATAGATGGACAAAAGCAATTGAGAAAGGCGTTCTGAAGGATATTCGGAAGAGCGAACTTATCAAACTGACAGAAGAACCAACCAGAATTCGTATGGCAGAAGCTATGTTGAATGGTAAATATCAAATAACACCACCACATATTGCACAAATTCCGAAGGATAACGGAGAGTTTCGTACTGTATATGTCAACGAACCTATTGATCGTATAATCCTAAGCATCGCGAATGATTTGCTATTTGATTTAATGCCAGAGATGATTCATCCTGCTTGTAAATCTTATCAGGTCGGTATTGGTTGTGGTAAAGTGGTTTTGGAAGTAAGTCACACAATTGTTAACATGAAAAGTGATGGTTATGTGGGCTGGAAGTCTGATTTAAGTAAATATTTTGACTCTGTTCCTATCCAGTTTATTGACGCAGCCTTTGATAAAGTGGAAGCTAAGTGTGGTCATTCTGTGTTAATTGATGTATTAAGAAAATACTATCATTGCGGATTGTATTTCGATGAGAACAACGAACTGCATGAGAAATATCAATCACTTAAACAAGGATGCGCAGTAGCAAGCTGGTTAGCCAACGTGTTGCTATATAGCCTAGATGATGAACTGTCCCAATTGAATGGGTTTTACGTAAGGTATTCGGATGATATGTTGTTCGTTGGTCCGGACTATGAAAAGGCTATGACCATTTTACAAAAGAGATTGGCCGAAAAATCAATGAATTTGAATCCCAAGAAAGTAGAGTACCTGACTATGGACAAGTGGTTCAAATTTCTAGGTTTCAGCATTAAGGGAAGTATGATTTCTTTCTCTCCCAATCGTCTTAAAACCTTCCAGAAAGAAATAGAATCAAGAACCATCAGAAAACGTGGTATTACGTTGAAGAAGGCTGTGGATTCGGTTAACCGATATTTATATAAAGGCAATGGAGAATATAGTTGGGCGACTCAGACCCTTCCAGTATGTAATGTTCGGGTTGATATTAATGAATTGAATAAATTCGTAATGGATTGCCTTAGAGCCGTTGAAACTGGGAAACATAAAGTTGGTGGCCTTGGCTATGTTAAGGATAAGCCGGATGGTTGTGTTGTTAGAGGCATTGGTCGGAACGTAAAGGCTAATCGAAATAAATCTAAAAGTAAAGAAATTGAAGGTTATTTGACAATAGGTTGTATGCAGAATGCTATTTTAACCAGAAGAGCAGCGTACAATACTTTAGTGGCAATATTGTAACTACAATCTGAACACACAGTAAATGAATCCGAGGAACAAGTGTTTAATATCCAGATTATATATTAGGTACCCCGATTCTATCCTTGAAGGATTACATCCTTCAGTATCTACTCCGGGTACCATATAATCATCTGGATTATATCAATGAAGATAAATAAATGTGTCGATTGTTATGAGGGTTTATAAAGCAGCACAGCAGGCAAGTTCAAGAAGAAAATTTCATATTCTAAAGTATGAACTATTGATCGTTCACCGGAGGTTACAAGGCTGCATAGCCTCTCACCTCAGGTTCTCGATCAGGTCATATTTATAATTATCATGAGAGTAAAGTGATGTGCCATTCATTTGAGGACTTGTAAAATAAGCGAAATACATTCGAAGTTATTCAAGGAATACATTTGTTTACTGTTCCGATGAGCAGCTTCCTGGACCTATGAGTCGATAACTCATCTGCTCCAGGAATATCCAACCGGAATACATCTATTGGGTAAAGTAATGTATCAGTATTATGAGGATAACTATTTAGCACAGATATGTAATTCAAGAAATATCATTTATATAGCTGGTTATATATCAGGAAGGACCGAGTACTAATTGTCCTGGTCCGTTCCTGATCACACCAGCTCTAAATCGAATAAGTATAGAAATGTGCCAATATTTTGAGAATTACAACTTATTACTTAACACAAAGTTTACAGTCTGGGATTTAGTAATTTAACATACTGGACAAGATATGATGCCCGCGTGATGACGGTCATCCTATGTATGACCTAGGATTACGCGGGCATTACTTGATACAGTATATATCATAAACATATAGACATGTGTCACGCTAAATGGGGGCTGTTTTATAAGTAACACAACTTTCATTTATACAAGAACCTTGCGTTTAACAACTATCCGACAATTACGCCGGCATCTACGGTTTTATAAACCTTTATTCCGGCGTATTCTGGATGTTAATATCAGGCTTTTAAAGAAATGTGTCAAAGGTTTGAGTATAAAATCAAAAGTAAACATTATGAAAAATATTTATCAAGAATCAATACAGGCTGTAGAGAACGGAACCAAGTTTAAAGTAGATTTTAAAACACGAAGTTTCAAACTTAATGGCCAATATATTATACAGAATTCGCAGTATGAGGGAGACTTAGGTGTGGAATTATGCGCTTCTCTTGATGAGTTTCTGTCTAATGTAGAGCATTTATATACTCGATATAAACATTCTATTCCATCAACAATGAGTGAATGTAAAAGCCGAAAATACTTTAAGGCTTTGTCTGATAAAGATTTGGAGGATGAAGACATGTTGTTTGGAGTTGGTCGAGATATAGCACAAGTCGAATTGGAATTATACATTCTCTGTCAAATAATATTGGGTATAGGTTGGGATGCTAATAAAATGGGTAAATGGTTTTGGCAAAGCAACAAAGATAGAGATTTAGTAATTCTCAAAAACTGGGTTACAGTAGAGAAATAAATAATCAGACTAAAAATTAAATTATTAATAGGTTATGAAACAGTTAAAATTTGAATGTCCTGAGTGTGGTACCGAGTTTACGCTTACAGCTAATCAAACCAAAGCTAAGGAGCGTATTGAAGCTCTAAAGAAAGCTGGTGTTGATGTTAGTGAGCTTTTTGCAATGCAAAGTGCAGATGGTTTGGAGTTTATAGCCTCAAAAAGAGATGGTGTCATTAGTATCTTGGAAGAAGATGATCCAATCTTCCAGGCCATTATAATTCAAGGCACAATTCCTAATCGGCAATTATTCAGACGTTGGGTAATGGCACAGATGTTCCGCATAATTTATATAACTACCAATACCCACGGTGCTTATAAGCCAATTGGAGTTTCAGAGGTGATTCGTAATATGGGATATGAATATCAGTGGAAGATGCTAAATAACGAGTTGTACGCCCAGCACAAAATGATGCAGAATGGTGATGTCGATAATTTCAGAGATCGAAATCGCTGGTTCAACAAAAGAGTGGTATTAGATATGGCAAAAGACTATATCGAGAAACTCAAAAAGAGATTTGAGAAGTTGAAATTGAGAAAATGTAAAGGGGTACCGTATAAACGTATCAACGGCCAAAACATTTTCGTTGATGATTTTGATAAAAAAGTAATCAAGCCATTGTTGTTTGCAGTACATAAAATACAACATGCCGAAAACACTTATGAACTTTGGCATTCGNATACCATATAAACGTATCAATGGTCAAAACATATTCGTAGATGATTTTGATAGAAAAATAATTAAGCCATTGTTGTTTGCAGTACACAAAATACAACATGCTGGAAACACTTATGAACTTTGGCATTCGGTACAGGAGTTCAATAAAAGGCGTATCAAAATGCATTGGGATACTCCTCAAAATGCAGCATGGCTAGATGCTTACAAAGGATCTGGAGCGTTCTTTACAATGCAGAACATGATTCGTTTTCATAATTGCGTTATCATTGATGACAATGGAAAAACATTAAGTAAAAACGCGTCCCTTGCTTTTTTGAATAAGAAGGCAAAGTTGTATGAGAATAGAGAAGGTTGGCGTTTGATTGGTATGTTGAAGAAAATGCTAGATGACAACAACATTGATGTGGTTGCTAAAATGAAGGAATGGCGTAAATAACTTAATCAAGGCAGTTTTCATAAACCAGTTTAGGTGCATTGCCTCTGGTTTATGAAAATAAAATTAGAAAGATTGATTATGAGAAACGATATAATATTCAAACGTTCCGTCCAATTTCGGGACGAAAATAAAAACAGTTGGACTGTAGATTTTGAGGTTTATAAGGAAGAATCTACTCGTATAAACCGTGAAACATTGCAAAAATTTAAACAAAGTTTCAGTGTTTCGGTATGTGGAGCTGGAGGTATGGGTGCCGGGCAATGCTACGATCATATAATTTCTCGTACAGAAGGACAAAAGAAACTTCTGGAATTTTGGAACAAATATCATCTAGGTGGTATGTCTGGCGGTACGATTCGTCAAGATGAATATTTAAACGGCGAGCAATATGTTAACGACTACAATTACTTTGTGGAGTTGTTTAAAACATATAATGAGCATTACCGTGAACAGTTTGATGATATTTCTTTTCAGATTCTTGTTAAGAATTTTAATATTAGTGACGCGGCTATAATACAGGTGAGAAATGTGCTTTATGAGAAAATGAGGAATAATCCCATTCAATATATCCTTGGATTGTCAAACAAATACTTCCATACATCTTCAGATTACAACGTAAAATGTTTCTTTCTTGCTATAAAAGGCTTATATGTAGATAATGGATATAAATATGGTAATGGCTGGTTATACAGTCCGCTTCCAGATAATATTGAAGAGATCATAAATAATATTTGTGACCTTGTTGAAGAAGAAGAAACTGCGTTAACAGAAGAACTGGAAGCGGTTTTTGACATGGGTAAAGAAGGGTTTATTGCCACAAAAGAAATCATCCAGCAAGTAATGGATTTACGTGAATGTGACGAAGATGAAGCCAAACGATTTGTAGCTCTGGGAGTACATTTGGGATGTACATTCGGTGATTTGAATGATACATTTGAAGAATGTTCCTATGGTGAACAACTATACTGTGCAAATGGTATTGATTATTATATTGGTACAGAAGATGAACTGACTAATATAGCTAGTGATAGAGTACATAATGGTGATGAATATGCGTATTTATGGCGTGAATCTGTGGCGGCTCAAAGAACTACTGATTCGTTGAGTGATTGGTTGGATTCAATCATAAGTGAGGATGGTTGGTGCTCGGTACTTAATTCTTGGGATGGACGGTATGAAGAATATAAAATTGCCGGAGAATATATTTGTGTTTGTAGGTCATAAAATATTGAATTATCATGGAATATATGGAGCATTCTAATTTTTACGCCATGTGTGATAAAATTAGAAAAATGGAAGCTAGAGAATTACATTTAGCATTGGAAGCTCATGGTGGCGAATTTGTCTGGATTAATGATGAAAACGATGAGGAAGAATTATATGACCCGCCTATAATCCTAGTCAACCTGAATGACGGACCTATGGATGTCGTGATCCATAAGGTATGGTTGAATGACGGATGCATTGAATTATCGGCTTTTGATAACGAATGGGGCAACCAGGTAGATATTGAACTGGAGGATATTGTTCCTGGACACCTTGCATATCTTATAGAGTACATGCCTATCACAGACAAGGTAAAATCTGTGGCAATAAATAATGATTAATATGGGGCACAAAAAGACGATTGATTATTGGAGACACCCGACCAAAAGGGAAATCAAGTTCGGTGAGGGAGCTATTCATTGGTTAACAGTGGATATTGAAAAAGTTCAGAAGCCAGACGGAAGTTTGAAGAAATGGTTTATTCATACAGACGGACTAAGGTACAATCGACCATAGTTAAAGTGATGTCTGTAAAGCAAAGGCTGTTCTAACAAAATAGAGCAGCCTTTTGTGTTAAACAATGGTTAAAGTGGACAACTATTCACACCATATAAAACAATAAAATCTATTCACATTAAAACAGTAATAAATATGCCATTGAAAATTGAGAATATCAAGTTGGCAGGAACCAAGTTTGATGGTCGCGCTAAGTTGTCACCAGAACAACGTCAGGCTATTCAGATTTTGTCCCGTGAAGGATATAGCCAAAGAAGACTGGCCGCTATGTTCAATGTTAGTAAGCGGCTTATACAATCTATACTATNCCCAGAACAACGTCAGGCTATTCAAATTTTGGCCCGTGAAGGATATAGCCAAAGAAGGTTGGCTGCTATGTTCAATGTTAGCAAGCGGCTTATACAATCTATACTAT